CGGGAACGGGTGCTTCAAGGTCTATGTCGGCGGCCGGTCCTTCTTCGTGGTCGCCAGCAACGGAGGCGGTTGGGAGCATATTAGCGTGTCCCCCCGCAACCGCAAGCGGCAGACCTGCCCCACCTGGGAGGAGATGTGCGAGATCAAGGCCATGTTCTTCGCCCCGGAGGAATGCGTGGTGCAGTACCACCCGCCCAAAAGTGACTATGTAAACAATTACCCGTACTGCATCCACCTGTGGAGGCCCACCGGCGGGGTCGAGATACCGAGACCACCCACAGTATTCGTTTGAACGAAATAAACCCAGCAGAGGAGGAGACCGCTATGGATGTTGAGAGAATCATAAAAGAGACTATTTCGGAGGCAATCAGGGAGGCCGCTAAAATCGGGGCCGAGGCCGGGGCGCGGGCTGCGCTGGATGCGGTGGAGAGGCAGAAGGAGACCGCATACCGGGCCCGCTATGACCGTCGCCTCCGCAACACCAAACTCCTCCTCAAGCACTACCGGGCCATGAAGGACAGCGCGGGCGAGAGTATCAGCGCGGCCGTCCAAATGGCCGCCAGTTCAGACGAGGACATCGAGCGGCTCATGAGCGACCTGTCGGAAGATGACTTCCATGTGGAGAGCATCAAACGGGCAGCCGGCCGCACCGCTATCCTGGTCGGACACCTGGACAAGATGCTTGCTATCTACGAGTGCTATTGCCAGAAGTCCAACCGGGAGGACTATAAACGGAACTTCCGCGTCCTGAAAGCCATGTATATTGATGAAATACCCACCACGGCGGAGGCCGTCGCCAGGGTAGAGCAGATCGACAAGCGCACCGTCTACAAGGACATCGACGCCGCTGTTGAGACCCTGACCACCCTCATTTTTGGCATCGACGGCATCAAGCGATAGAGCCCAGGGCAAAAACCGGGCATTGACAGGGCAAAGGAACCTGTGTTATTTTGTATTATGTAAAATGACCCGATACGGGACATAGACGGCTGCTGTCTGACGCTGACAGCGGCCGTTTTCTTTTGGGGAGGTAGAAAAGAGTGGAAATCCGACGAGTACCCGCACACCTGCTGAACCCGGCCGCCTACAACCCCAGGAAAGACCTTCAGCCAGGCGACCCGGAATATGAAAAGCTGGGTCGCTCCATAGAACGATTCGGATATGTGGAGCCAATAGTCTGGAACGAGCGCACCGGGAATGTGGTCGGCGGACACCAGCGCCTCAAATGGATGCTGGCGGAAGGGGAGCGCGAGTTCGATGTGAGCGTGGTGAACCTGTCCCCCTCGGAGGAAAAGGCCCTGAACATCGCCCTCAATAAAATCTCCGGCGACTGGGACGAGGAACGGCTGGCCGCCCTCCTGCAAGAACTGGCGGAGGACAACACCATCGACGAGGCCCTCACCGGCTTCGACCCTGACGAGATTGATGACATCATCGCCGGGATCACCGAGGAGGAGCCGCAGAACTTCCGGGATAAGCTGAACAACTCCCCGCCCAGCAGCCTTTTTGATACCTTCGTGGTGCCGCCCTTCTCTGTGCTGGACACCCGGCAAGGATACTGGGCCGAGAGAAAGACCATGTGGCTGAACTACGGCATCCGCTCCGAGGTGGGACGGGAAGATAACCTGGTATTCAACAAGAATATCAAAATCGGGCCCCGTGACAATGGCACCAGTGTTTTCGACCCCGTACTGTGCGAAATCTGCTACCGCTGGTTCTGCCCGGCGGGTGGCCTGATCTTCGACCCCTTCGCGGGCGGCTCCGTCCGTGGGGTGCTTGCCAAGATCACCGGCCACCGCTATACCGGGATAGAACTGCGGCAGGAGCAGGTGGACGCCAACCGGGAGAATACCAATGAACTCGGCCTGGACGCCGAGGGCCTGCGCTGGGTCTGCGATGACAGCCTGAACATGGACAAGCACATCAAGGACGGCACCGCCGATATGGTATTCACCTGCCCGCCCTATTTCGACCTGGAGAAGTACAGCGATGACCCCCGCGACATCAGCAATATGGAATATGACGATTTTTCGGAGGTTTTCGGGGAGATTATGACAAAAGCGGCCCGAAAACTCAAGGAAAACCGCTTTTTCGTGGTGGTGCTCTCCGATGTGCGCGACAAATCCGGGATATACCGGGATATGACCGGGGCACTCAAGGCCACAATGGCCTCCTGCGGCCTGCGCCTCTACAATGACATCATCCTCCTCAATGTGGTGGGCTCCGCTGCGTTCCGGGTGCGCCGCGCCATGAGAAATCGGAAGGTGGTGCGCGTCCACCAGAATGTGCTTGTCTTCTTCAAGGGCAATCCCAAGGCCATCCAGGACGAATTTGCCGAGCTTGAGGAACTGGACGAGGAGGAGATCGCGGCCATGACCGGTAGCGAGGCCGACGAGGAAGAATAATCCGCATGAGGACTGGACATCCGGGCCAACCTCCGCTATGCTCGGACAAAGGAGGCGGGAGCCATGTTAAAAGCCATTGAGGAAATGAAGGATAGGGCAGACCTGGCGAGGAGCCTATACCGGGGCGGCCAGATCAGCCGAATTGAGGCCGAGGAGGAGATACGGCCCTACGCCGAGGCGTTCAACGCCAAATCAAGGGAACTGGCGAAGAAGTACGGCCAGCGGCCCAGGCTGTTCTCCATTACGAGTTATTTGCGGTAATCCATATATTTCCAATCAAGGCAAGGCGCGGGCGGCCCTACGGGGGCGGCCCGCCGTTTTTTTGCAACTCAACACGAAATGCCAGAGGAGGGAGGGGTATGCCGAGAGCGCGAAGCCCGAACCGGGACAAGGCGTTCCAACTGTGGATTGACAGTCAGGGACAGCGGGAATTAAAGGACATCGCGGCGGAGCTCGGCGTCTCTCCTGAACAGGTACGGAAGTGGAAACACGCCGATGGCTGGGACGCCAAGACAAAAAAGGTCACGTTACCCAATGGGAAAGGTCACGTTACCAAAAGGAAGCAGGGCGGCCAGCCCGGAAACAAGAACGCCGTAGGCAACAGGGGAGGGGCCCCGCCCGGCAATAAGAACGGCTTTCGGCACGGGGCCTATGAGCGTATTATGGCCGACCTGTTGGAAGCGGACGAGGCCGAGGTTTTTAATGACGAGGGCACGGGGGAGGACGTGGAAGCGGAGCTCCGCCGCACCCTTGCCGCGTTGAACGCCAAAGAGATACGCCTTATCAAGCGCATTGAGCAGGTGAAAAAGTCCTCCAAGGGCAATCTCATTTTGGAGAGCGTCAGCAAGACCACCGGCGAGAAGCAGAGCGGCGTCTTTGAGCAGGACGAAAAGGGCCGCATGGTCAAGAAAAAGGGTACCGGCTTCTTTGACGGGGAGCGGGAGGACGTGACCGTCTCCCGCACCACGTCCGTTTTCGAGGCTCTGAATAAGCTGGAAGCGGAACTGGACAGGGTACAGGGCAAGAAAATCAAGGTGCTTTCCAAGCTGGAAGACATCAGAGTGCAGCGTGAGCGCCTTGCCCTGGAGAAAAAGCGGCTGGACGGCCAGACGGAGCAGAGCAAACTTGCTGTCGCCTGGATCGCCGCCCTGACCGGGGAGGAGGTGGCAGACGACGATGAAGATGTCGCAGATGGTTAAAGCGTTCCAGGAGAAACAGGCGGTCTACCAGGTAGACCCCGTATTGTTCGCCAAGGAAGTCGTGCGCTACGAGGCCGACCAATGGCAGGCAGATTCCATGCTCGACTTGGCAGACCCCGCCTGCCGCCGGGTGAGCGTCCGTTCCGGGCAGGGCGTGGGCAAGACGGCCATGGAGGCCGTCGTGGTGCTGTGGTTCCTGTCCTGCTTCCCATATGCCCGCGTGGTAGCCACCGCGCCCACCCGTCAGCAGCTCAACGACGTGCTCTGGTCGGAGATCGCCAAGTGGCAGGCCAAGAGCCCGCTCCTCTCCGTTATTCTCAAATGGACAAAGACCTATGTCTACATGGTGGGCATGGAGAAACGCTGGTTTGCCGTGGCCAGGACGGCCACCAAGCCGGAGAATATGCAGGGTTTCCATGAGGAAAATATGCTGTTCATCATCGACGAGGCCAGCGGCGTCGCCGAGCCCATCATGGAAGCGGTGCTGGGCACCCTCTCCGGGAAGAACAACAAACTGCTCATGTGCGGGAACCCCACCAAGACCAGCGGCACCTTCTACGACAGCCACGTCAACGCCAAGGTTCGTCCACTTTACCGCTCCCGCCGCGTGTCCTCCCGTGATGTGGCCCGCACCGACAAGGAGAATATCGAGATGTTGGAGCGCCGATACGGCCGGGAGAGCAACGTCGTGCGCGTCCGCGTGGACGGGGAGTTCCCCCTGCAGGAGGATGATGTCTTTATTCCCATCCACCTCATTGAGCGGAGCATCAAGACCGAGTATGTGCCCAGGAAAGACCCGTTGAGCATCCAAATCGGGTGCGACGTGGCCCGCTTCGGCGACGATAAGACCGTCATAGGCTACCGGGTGGACGAGAAGGTTGACTTCTACAAAAAGCGGCACGGCCAGGACACAATGACCACCGCAGACCAAATCATTGAGTTGGGGGAGAGCCTGGTGCGCCGGTACAACTACAAGCACAAAATCCCGGTATGCGTGGACGATGGCGGCGTGGGCGGCGGCGTGGTTGACCGCCTCGACCGCGTCAAGAAGAACGACCCGGCCCGCTTCTGGTGGATGGAGGTCATGCGCATCCAGTTCGGCAAGCGCATGAAGCACCGTTACTACCACGACAGCACGACCTACATGATGGGCTGCCTGCGGAAGCTCCTGGAGGACTATGAGGACGATGGCACCCCAAAGCCTGTCGAAGTTATCCTCCCGGACGACGATGACCTTGTAGGCCAGTTGTCCAGCCGCAAATACGCCATGACCGAGCAGAGCAAGCAGAAGGTGGAGAGCAAGGAGGAGATGAAAAAGCGCGACCTCCCGTCCCCGGACGAGGCTGATTGCGTCCTCCTGTGCGTCCTGCCGGTCAGAATCAAAGAAAATCGAGAAAGGGGGCGCAAGCCTTGAGCGATGAACAGAAAGCCGCGCCGCGCGTCAGCGTCCATATCGTAAAGGCATCCGACCCGCAGCCGGTCATAAAGGCGGAAAATCCGACCGCCCTGGACACCCAGGAGGCCCGGAACGCCGGGGAGTTCGTGACCCCGCCCTATCCGCTGCTGGGCCTTAAAAATCTGGTAGACAACTCCAACATCCTGCCCCAGTGTATCACCTCCTACAAGTGCAACATCGCGGGCTTCGGCATCGGGCTCCGTTACAAGGTGGAGGACGATAAGGAGACCACGGAAATGAAAGCGGAGTGGGACAGGGCCCAGGAAATCATCGACCTGCTCAACCTGGACATGGACACCAAGGAGGTGTTCGAGGACTTGATAGAGGGCCGGGAGACCTACGGCATCGCCTATCTTGAGGTCATGCGGAACCCGGCAGGGGAGGTCAACCAGATTTCTTATATCCGGGACATCCCCTCCGTGGAAAAGACCTACCCGCTCGACCCGCCGCAGATGGTGGATTATCTCTACAATGGCAAGACCATCAAGCGGCCCCGGCGCTTCTGCAAATACCGGCAGCAGGTGGGCGGCCGCACGGTCTACTTCAAGGAGTTCGGCGACCCCCGTATGATGGACAGCCGCAGCGGGGTGTATACCGAGACCGGCCCGGATAACGAGGCCCTGCCGGTGCAGTATCAGGCCAACGAGATCATTGACTTCGCCATCAGCACAGACCTCTACGGCAAGGTCAGGTGGATTGGCCAGATCATCGGCATCGACGGCTCCAGCGCCGCCGAGCGGCTGAACAACAACTATTTCCGGGAGGGCCGGCACACCCCGCTCATGATCTGCGTCAATGGCGGCACCCTCACCGAGGACAGCTACGCCAAGCTGCGGGAGTACATGAACGACATCAAGGGGGAGAAGGGCCAACACGCTTTCCTGGTGTTGGAGGTGGAGAACACCGACAACCGGGCCGAGTTCGAGGAGGGCCAGAAGCCCGCTATTGAGGTCAAAGACCTGGCGTCCATCCTCCAAAAGGACGAGTTGTTCCAGGACTACCTTGAGAACAGCCGCAAGCGCGTCCAGTCCTCTTTCCGCCTGCCCGACCTATACACGGGCTTTACCACCGACTTCAACCGTGCCACCGCACAGACGGCCATGGAGGTGACGGAGAAGCAGGTTTTCCAGCCAGAGCGCAAGAGCCTTGCGTGGGCCATCAATAACCGGCTGCTGAACGGCTACGGCTTCCGCTATGTGGAGGCATACTTCCTGGAACCCGATATTTCCAACCCCGACGACCTGTTCAAGATACTCACCGTGGCCGAGAGAGCGGGCGGCCTGTCCCCCAACAAGGCCCGCGCCGTGGTGGGCGAGGCCCTGGGCGACAAGGTGGAGAATTACGAGGGGGATTGGGGCGACACGCCCATTGCCGCCAAAGACCTGATCGCCGCCATGGACCCCCAGGCACCGAGCGTAAGCGTCACCCCCGGCCTCATTGACCAGCTTTCCGGGCAAATCCAAAAGGCGGCGGCCAACCGGGAGGATGAGGTGGTGGCCGTGATGAAGCAGGTTCGCTCCCTGCTGGTGAAGATGCAGGAGGGGGAGGGCAATGAGGTGTAATTGCGGCCCTCTTATCAAGGCCATAGACGCCTATATCGCAAAGGCTGACGACGACCTGGCCGACGCCCTGGCGGACGCCGGTTTCATCGACCCCGACGGCACCCTGGCGGAGATCAACACCTTGGAGGAAAAGGTGGCCGCCGCCCTGACGGCGGAGACGGACTATCTGTTGGCCGCCCTCAAGGAGACCATCGACTTGGAAGCGTTCGTCAAGGATGTCTGGCCTGCGCTGAAAGCCGGGGATGCCGTTGCCCAAGACCTGTTTGACATCTTTTGGGAGGAGTTTGAGGGCTATATGAAGCCCCTGGCCTCGGAGTACATTGCACAGACCGACGGGGAGCTCACGGTGGAGGTCGTTTCCAAGCGCACGACCGCCTGGGTGCAGTCCTGGAGCCGGGAACTGGCCGACCTGATGAAGTTGGATGGCCACACCATGATCGAAAACATCATGGTCAAGGGGATGGAGGAGGGGCAGAGCGTGGCGGAGGTCACCCAGGCCATCCTTGACAGCGGCATCCGTGACGAGTATTTCCGGGCCCGCCGTGTGGCCGTCACGGAGACCCTGCGGGCCCATTCCGTCGCCGCCCAGGAGGCCATGATGCAGAGCCCCGCTGTGGAGGAAAAGGAGTGGAAGCACACCGGGGCCTACCGCAACGCCCCTCGGCAGAACCATGTCGCCATGAACGGCCAGCGCGTCCCCAAGGGGGAGCCCTTCACGTTGGAGGGGGCCGACGGCAAGACATACCACCCGGCATACCCCCGCGACATCATCCTCCCGGCCGGGGAAAGCGTCAACTGCCATTGTATCAGCCAGCCCATTGTCAGCGAGGATGCCCTTGGCCTGCCCATCGAGGAGCGCCGCAGGCTCCAGGCCGAGGCGATAGCCGCCATGGACGACGATTGGGAAAAGGAACTGGACGCGCAGAATAAAGCGGCGTCCGGGCTTTAATTCGGTAACAGGGGCCGCCCTCCGGGGAGGCCCTTTTTACATCATTTCCCGGAGGAAGGAGGTGACGGCCGTATGCGCCATGATGCTCATGCCCGCAGCGGTTCCGCCAACGACTGAAAGGAGGTGATCCACTATCTCGCAGGACGCGGCGTTATGCGTCCACCGCATGGAAGGAGGTGAAATAGGTGAGCAAAATACAAAAGGCAATCGAAATCTCTGACGCCAAAATCCAGTTCGTTTCCCTGGTGGACAAGGCCGCCAACAAGCGGCAGTTCCTTGTGACCAAGCAGGAAAACGGACAAGCGCAGTTTTCCACATACAGCAAAATCCTCAAGGTGGACGCCGATACCCACTACATCACCGGCATCGTCTACGAGCCCTTGGTCGAGGACGCCCACGGCAACTTCATGTCCGAGGACGAGATCCGCAAGGCGGCCTACTGGTTCGCCAAGAACGGCGACAGCGTTGATCTCCAGCACAGCTTTGAGAGTGCGGACGGTCTCGCTGTGGTCGAAAACTATGTGGCTCCGTCCGACCTGACCATCGGGGACACTCCCGTCATCAAGGGTTCTTGGATTATCACTGTCGAATGCACCGACGAGGATGTCTGGCAGGCTGTCCAGAAGGGCGAACTGACAGGCTTCTCGATGGGCGGCATCGGCAAATACAGCGAGGAGGATGTTGATTTGGAAACTGTGAGCAAGAGCGGCGGGGCCGCCGACAAGACCGAGAAGAAAACCCTGCTCAAGCGGCTGGGGGAGCTTTTCGGCATGGACATCGTAGAGAAGGGCGAGGTGCTGGATAAGTATAACGCCTCCACCAAGAGTTCGGCGTTCTGGAACGCCATGTGGGCCCTTGAGGATGTGCTGTACCGCTACAACTGGTCTACTGACCGCTGGGAGTTTGCCAGCGATGAAGCCACGATCCGGGAGGCCCTGGAGGACTTCAACAACATCATCACCACCATCCTCTCTGATTCCAACATTCCTATCATCAAGGCCGTGGAGCTGCCCGTCACCAAGGCGGGCAAGAAGATGTCCAGCGCCAATAAGGCCAAGCTGGACGAAATCTGCCAGGCCCTTTCTGACTTCAAGTCCGCTTTTGAGGACGAGGAAGGAGAGGGCACCATCGAAAAGAAGGAGGAACCCGATATGACCAAAGCAGAAACCGAAGCCGTTGTCAATCAGGCCGTTGTCAAGGCCCTGGAGGACGCCGGTATCATCAAGAAATCCGAACCTGCCCCCGCCGCCCCCGCTGCCGCAGAGCCCG